ATATCCTGCGGGAATGTCTATGTTATTCATAAACACCGAACCCGCCGCAAGATAGTGTAAGGTTGACCCAGTGGTAAACGGCAATCCATAAATACGCATCGTTCCAGTTCCGGTAGCAGATGACCAATTAGCGTAACCAGACACAGAAACCATGTTCCCTACTTTAACGTATGAAGCAGTTTGGTTAGAGTAAGTTGTAGTACCATTAGTAGTCGATCCTAAGACTTGTGGAGTCCACGTCCCTTCCTCATAATCATCCAGATGATTCGCCGCACCTGTACCGCCTAGATAGACACCGCCTGATAGGTAGAGGTCTTTGAAGCGTGATGAAGCATCGCCTAAGTCAATAGCGGCATCTCTGTCTCCGCCTGTCGATGTGTTAAACGGCAAGATGTCATCGCCTGCATCCCTGAAGCGCACACCAGTGTCGCCAGTTCCTACATAGAGGTGCCGCTGTCAGCACCAATCGCCCCGACTTTTACCGCATCTTTTTTTAATTCAAGAATATCGCCATCGCTACTGTTGCGATTCAAAGCCAGAGCAATTCCGCCATCTCGTGTTATTGCACCCCGGCCATCTTCCCGAAAAGAATAACCAGTTATTGAGCTAGAGGTGTCAATTGCAGTACTAGAAGATTGCCCCACCAACAAGTTACCAGAGTCATCAATCCTGACTCGCTCAGTACCCTCATCAGTATTAAATTGGATACCGTTGCTATCAACAGCAGTGATGTCAGTAGTCTTTAGCGCACCGTTAGTCACAGTCATGTCACCCTGCACCTCACCACCGAATACGGCAAAGGTGTCATAGACGACAAGCTCTACAACGTCTGATGCAGACAGTGCTGTCAGTCCACCAATGGTGTTGGCTGTGGAGGTGTTGTAGTCAGTCCCTGCAACCAAGAGTACACCGTTGAGATAGACATCAACGTATGCACCGTCAGTGAAGTTGAGTGTGTTGCCGTTGTCATCAGCACCAGAGAGGCTAGTCTCGCCACCAGAGGCCGTGAAGTAGTAACGCTGACGTACCGCTTGTGAAGGGGTCTTGCCTAGGTATGCCATCAGTTAGCCTCCAGTGCGTCTAGTCTAGCTTCAATGCTTGCCATGCGTTGATCGTTGTAGGCTTGCATAAACGACAGTAGTTCAGGATAGCGAATACCCAAGCGTGTACGCTCTGTTGCACCTTCAGGAGCCTCGTCTGCTGTGTCGTAGGTATCGGTTCGTGTGTACGCTTCCTGTGCTTCAACAGCTTCAGTAACAACATTACCGTCTTCATCCAACACTTCATCCACAGCTTCTACGGCAGGGACTTCTGTCTGCGTCTCCCACCATGTTGTTGAGATAAATAATGCGTAGTCACCTGCATCTAGTCCTTCATCTGTAAAGGCTTGTTGTACGTCCTGTGCGATGATACCTGTGTGTGTTCTGGCGTTATCGCCCTTCTCAGTGACGCTATCAATCCACCGGAATGTTTTAAACTGATTAGACAGTCGAGCCGCCACAGCCATCTCAGCAGTGGTTAGTGTTGCAATGTCTTGCTTTTCGTTACGGTCAGATGTTTGGATTGTGCCATTGGTGGCGTAGATGTCGTCAAATCGATTAGAACTGAAACCCAAATCAATAGCGTTGTCTCTAGTCGTACCTCCGCTTGGACTAAACGGCTCCACTCTATCTGTTGTTCCGTAAGTAAATCTTAACCCAACGTCACTTGAACCTATATAAATTCGATTGCTGTTATTACCAATAAACCCGACTGTTGTGCCGTCTTTGCGGAATATTGCAATAGCACCATCATTTGTGTTTCGGTTAAGAATCAACGGTGCGCCGCCATCTTTTACAATAGACGAACCACCTGCACCTCCATAATGCGTAAAACCTTCTGTCGTATTATTTGCCGTAGTCTTGCCAATTGTCACGTTACCACTGGAGTCGATGCGCATGCGTTCTGAGTCGTTCGTTCCAAATTTTAAATTAGTGTTTTCATGATTAAGTAAGTGAACATCACCGCCACCTGCCTCTTTGATAATATCAAAACCATCATTGGCAGTTGCACCATCAACAGAACTTGTTAATTTTAGTCGAGCCTGACCTGAAGCATTATTGATGTGCAACCCAATCCCACTCTGCTGAACAGGATCACTCGTACCAATCCCTACGTTACCACTGGAGTCGATGCGCATGCGTTCTGCTGGTATTCCTCCAGTCTTTCGTGTTGAGATACTAAAGTAAGAATCGTCATTTCCGACTGTTGAGTTTTCTTTTGCGCCTTTAATATAAACATAGTCACGGGAAGCTGTTGTGCCATTATGACCGGATAAGATAACAAGGCCGCCAGTGTCAGCCGCCCCAGTAGAAAGACTGCTTTCTATTTCTACGTTTGCAGTTGTACCTGAATCAACAATCTGAAGTGGAAAAGCAGGACTACTCGTCCCAATCCCTACGTTACCACTGGAGTCAATGCGCATGGCTTCTGTTGAACTTGTTCCTGCAACCGATGCATCTCCGCCAATGTGAAAAGTCATTTCACCTGAATCACGGCTACGAACTTGCACTGATCCTGAATTGTCAGCAATGGTTATTGCCGCAATGTTGTCTGTTGATTCAAAAAGCGCACAGTCGTTGTCAATCCCAGAATTAACGTGAAAAGCTTCGGAAGGGCTTGTACCAATCCCTACACGATTGTTATCTGCATCAACCACCAGAGTGTTGGTGTCGACATTCACATCACCTGCAACAGTAAGGTCATCAACTTGACCTAAAAACTTAGGCTGTGGTTGCTTGCCTACATACGCCATCTTAACTAATCTCCAAGATCGACATTGCTACGTCAGCAGATAAGGCTGTGTCAGATGTGACAACAACAGTATCACTAGCGTTCAGTACCACCTTCTGCTCACCACCGACAACAACCAGTGAAGAACCAACAGGTACTGGTGCGGCCTTGATGAGGTACACGTTGTCACCATCGTTGTTCGTTACTTGTACGTCCACAAGAATCTGTGATGTCTCAATGTTCGCAACAGTGAGTCCAATGATCGTAGTCTCTGTCGCAGAAGGACAGGTATATACCGTAGCAGGTGAAGTGCCTACTGCTGTGTCTGTTACAAGTTTGAATGCGTTTGCCATTGTCCTATCCTAATGCGATTGCTAAGGCAACTGCAGAGTTTGTAGCCACTGTGTCAGCATACGTCTGTGTTGCATAAGAGTTTGTTGTTAGGTATGTACCAACTCGTCCGTCAGTATAGTAAAGATTCGTAGAGCCTTCAGTAAGGTCATCAGTGGTAGCAGTGGCTAGATCAGCATACGTTAATACCCATGCACTACCTGTGTACACTTTCATCACTTCATCAGTAGTATTGAAGTAAATAGCTCCTGCAACTAAGGCATCCCCATCGTTGTCTAATGTAGGGTCAGATGCTTTAGTTCCTAAATAACGATCATCAAAACTGTCAAAAACTGCAAGAGTAGAGTTGAGGGCTGACTGTGCTGAGGTTGCAGATGTAGCGGCATTGGTAGCAGATGTAGCCGCATTAGTCTCTGAAGTAGCCGCATTCGTTTCACTTGTTGCCGCATTTGTTTCACTGGTAGCGGCATTGGTAGCTGATGTAGATGCTGAGGACGCACTAGAAGCCGCTGAAGAGGCACTTGAGGCCGCATTAGTCTCAGCAGTCTCTGCCGCTGTTTGCGCCGTTTCTGCGGCAGTCTGAGCAGTCTCAGCGGCTGTCTGTGCTGTTTCAGCGGCGGCTTGTGCAGTCTCTGCATTAGTCTCTGCAGTCTCTGCACCAGTCTGAGCAGTTTGTGCCGCAGTAGCCGCAGTAGAAGCTGTAGTTGCTGAAGTAGCCGCATTAGTCGCAGAGGTTGATGCACTCGACGCACTAGAAGCGGCTGAGGAGGCTGAAGAGGCGGCGGCAGTTGCAGAGGCTTCTGCATCTTGTGTTAGTTCTGTAACACGGTTAATCGTAATGTCATTGGTTGCATCACCTGCACCACCTGATCCACGAAAGATAGCCATTAGTCTCTCCAGTTAGAAATAAGATAGGGGAGCCTGAGTAGACTCCCCCGGCTCTGTTTATACTACAACAGAGAGGACGTTCTCTTCACGGAGAACTTTGGTGCCGTACAAAGTATCAGCAGTGAACAAGTTCGCAAGGAACTCTTGCTTGTACTGAGTCTGTGAACGTACAGCCATTTGCTCTGCAAGAACAAAAGCGTCCTTGTGCATCAGAGTAATGACACGACCAGAAGTGGTAGTACCAGTGACAGTTGGAGCGTTAGATGTAACGTAAACGTCAACACCATAAAGCTGACCGATCTGACCGTTGTTAACACCACGACCGTTGACAAAGTCTGAAGACTGGTAACGATCAATGCCCATGATGACGTTGCGGATTGCAGGAGGAATGATCAATGCACGAGCGTCCATAGGAACGTCAGCATCATCCAACTTCTGAATCATGTTGCGGAAAGCCGCATCAGAAAACGCTTCAAGAGCAGTAGAGTCATCGTAGTCAATCAAGACATCAGATGCACCGTTGATCTGGTAGTGAGACTGAGTAGCATCAGAACCATCAGCAGTACCTGCATCGTTTGACACGTTCAACAATTCTGCGAACAGATCGTCATCGACTTGCTTAGCAAGAGCGTAACCTGCATCGTCAGTGTAAAAACGGCGAAGTGAATCCAACGCTTGTACTTCTGTGATGTCTTCAATCAAACGAGAATATTCGTAGTGATTGTCGATAACTACTTGCACTTCTGTGTTAGCAGTTTGCTGAATTGTTACTGTGTCTGCCGCAGTCTTAGCATTCGCAGAGCCACGAGTAGGCTTAGGAATGTGAAGAGTATCACCCTTCTTGCCAGTCATAGGCATTTTGTTTACGAGGTTAGCAAGAACGAGGTTCTGCTTGTACGCCGCAATGATTTCATCTGACCACAGTTCTGGAATGAACGTAGCCGCGTTTGCTAAAGTAACGGTATTGTTACTTGCGGGGGTTAAGTTTGCCATTGTAAATATCTCCTAGGCTATTTAACTCGACCCTCAGCATATGCTTGCCGTATTTCAGGCATTAACATTTCATATCGCTTTGGATCGTTTTGCATAAGGTTAAGAATATCAGCACGACGATAGATTTTACGACTTGGCTTTTCAGTTGATCCTTTAGCAGATCCAGTAGAGGCGGCTTTTAATTGTCGCTTGCGATCAGCATTTTGCATCTCAGCAGTTTCGGCTACAATGTTTTGACGTTCTTTCCACGTTGTGAGAAGTTCGTCAGCACTATCAAAGTCAAACTGTTGGTCAGCACGTTGGTACAATTCAGTCCGTACCTTAGAGGCCGCTACCCATTCTCCAAAATTAGTATCACCAATAATAGACTCAAAATCTGGATGACTACGTTGAAGTTTGTGTAAGATCTCTTGTTGCTTCATGGCACGAGTAACTTCTTCCGCTTCCCTAATTTTAGGATGCTTGGAAATTGCTCGCTCTACCGCTTTTTGCGGATCGTCAAAAAAGTCAATTTCTTCTTCGTCTTCTTGTGGGCTATTGGCTTTCTCAAGCTGAGTCTTAACGAAATCATCAACGATCTTTCGGAGTTCACCAACTTCTGAAGATTGTTTCCCTAAAAGTTTTTCAGCTTCCTGATGCATCCGAACGATATCTTTGATATCTTTATTCTGATATTTTTCAGGAATGTCTTCTTCTTGGGCCTCCTGAATCTCTTCAGGTTCTGCAGGTTGCTCTTCTTCAAGAATCTGCGTATCATCTTCTTCTTCAAATGTGGTGAGTGATTCTCCGTCTAAAGGTTCGTAGTCGGGACTCTCATCTATAAAACGTGCCATTATTTTTAAACTCCGTGCTAGATAGCATTATGGAAAGATTATTTACGTGCGGCTCTCTCATGGTCCTTAGCCCACCTATCGTCTTTATCCGGCCAACCATGACCTACGAAATGTGTTCGGACAGGAGAGATTATCCGTACTGAGGTTTCACCGCATTCCTTACAGGTTGAGAAGTCACAGTCTGACGAGTCAGCCCAGTCTTCCTCTGTATAATTACATACGGTGCATTTATAATCGTATCGCCTAAACATTATTTCTGTCCTTGCAATACGTCATAAGCTGTTTTAATGCCTGTTTCAAAGCGTCTCACTCTAAACAGTGCATCGCGTTCACCTTTGACAAACGCTAAATGTGTTTCACTCTTAATATCTTCTATACGATGTCTATCAAGAATTTCGTTAATCTCTTCGATGAATTGCTTCCAACCATCGGTCATAAAAAGATCAAAGTAAGTTTCATAATACTTTTGTTCTTCGGGACTCAAAGAGTTTCTCCTAAATTAGATGCAAATATTATACCACAATTTTATTCATTTGTCAAGTTTTTTCTTGACTTTTGGTAGTTTTCGTGGTACGTGAAGGTTTAGCCTCTTCTAATTCTTTAATACGTTGATCGAGTTTTGTCAAGATACCATTCATTTGATCAATGATTTCTTGGAACTCACGCTTGGTTACTACCATTCGATTGCCTCATTTGTTGTTCAACAATTTCTTCTTTACTTGCAATTTCACGTTCTTTGAGTACAAGCTCTGCAAGTTTAGCTCTGCGTTCAAATTCTTTATCACCTGCATCATCTTGACCTGCTTTGACTTGTACGGCAATGCGACGAGTCTCAGCATCCAATGGAAGCATTTGTGTTTCAACTTCATTCTGTTTAACACGAGATTGAATCTCAGCAGTCTGTGCTTGAATGTTTTGAATCGTTTGTTGCTTCTGAGCAATATCCATTTCAATTTGCATTTGTTGTAATTGTTGTTGCTGTGGATCAGGTTGGTTTGCTTGACGTAATCCTTCAATGATCTGTTCACGATTACTCAAGTTCATGTTATCAACAATAGATTCAATTAGCATTGGATACATTGGAGACTCAGGACTCATTGTCTGTAGTAACTGAACAAGTTGTGTAACTTCGTATTCACGAGCAATAATACCCAACGAGCTTGAAGCGACAAACTTAAAGTCCTTAACCGGATACAGTTCAGGATTAAACTGCATGTACCGATGAGCCGCTTTAGTCACAAAGGGTAGTAAGAATGAATCTTGGAAATTAATCAATGTACGCTTATGGCGTTTAATGATTGCCCCCAATGACATTGAGATACCTGCCGCTGTCGAATCACCATTGATTGAACCCGGAATACCTGCGGCATCAATAGCACCTGTAGCCATTTGAACCATTTGCTGTAAGGTAGCCGCTTGGTTAAATGTATTTGGATCAAGCTGACCAAAGTTAAATGGTTGTAGAATCTCAGCAGGATTACCATTAGTTAAGATTGCTTTGCCCGGACGTACTTCTAGCTTAGCACCACGAGGGAGCCTAGAAGCATCCACAGCCATCATTGGATGTACAGTCAATGCTAAGGCATCAATACGTGCGCGCAGTTCTGTGTCAAGAGCTTTCTGTGCGTTGTACCCTTTTTCACAGATACCACGACCCCAGAACCTCCCCGGCACAACATCCCAAGGAAATGCGATCACAGGACGGTCCGCCATCATGTATGGAGTTTCTTCTGCCTTCAGAAGTGTACCACCGTTTGCAATTACTACTACAGCTTCAACATAAGCAGAGAGATCTTTACCCGTCTCAATTTCTTCTTCATCTTCTTCACGCTGTGCTTCGTACAATAACTCACGAGGAACAAGCCCATAGTATTTTGTTAAACGAACCTTGTCATCCATGTAAATAGTTAAGTCTTGATCTGGTTCGATGTCCGTGTCAGAAGCCGCAACAGCAACATCTACATCGTAATAGATTCCTGCTTCTTGCGCTAACTCAACCTGATGCAACGGAACAAACTCATCAATCGCTACGCCTAATGCTTCTTCAATACTTGTAGCAACAGGATCAATTAAAAAGTTCTGTGGCATTACTGGACGCAACTTAACAAGCATTCTATCTTGCTCAGTTACACCAACAGCAGTCATCTCTCCACCCATTACAGGCTGAGTTGCAGGGCGTAGCTCTTTTACTTCGTCCATTACAATCTCACCGATACCTGTACCAAAGACAGCGGAGTTAATTAAACATTCAGCAATAGACTTTCGGGCTTTGGCAAACTTCATGTCCTCATCAAGTTGAGTACGCAGAAGTTGAATGTCTTGTGGTTGTTGGTCAGCAAAGTCATCCTTGATGTCAAACCATTTACCACGACCAAAGGTAGCTTCTTCTACTTCAGCAACAGCAGACTCAACCGCTTGTTGTAATGCAGGAGAAATTAATCGGGAGCGTTCGGATGCACGCATTGAGTCTTCTTCAGCCCAGATACCACGCCATAAGCGATAGTACTCATCAAACTTTTCTTGATAGTTTGACTCAAAGTGGTCACGCCATTGGTTGCACTTATGTATAACCCAACCTTCTAATGAACCGGGGTCTTCAGTGTTATGATCGTAGTCCATGTTAATATCCTGCTACAGGGTCTAAAATTTCAAAGTCGTCTTCTTCGTAGTCGTAGTAGTACGACACTTTTGCTAACTGGTCAACGTAAGCCAGAGCATCTACTAAGTCATCATGCACTAATGCATTTGGAAACTGAAACAACTCATCTAAGAACGTAGCGTTCCAGTCACCTTTGTTTAAAGTTATTTGTCCATGTTCAAATCGTCCTTGCAATCCCCAGACAACTCGATCAGTTTTCTTTTTGTTACCATGCGTTAGTTCTTCTACACGAAAGAACCGTTGCGATGATTTCATAATATCAGTTAGATAAGGTAACACTGCATTCTTGAGCGCACCTTTTTCAATACCAACAGAAATTGGTTTATAATGATTGACCGCATCAAAGATTTTCTTTGCCGTCTTCTTAATATCCCAACGCCCATAAATAATATCTGCTACCCACCAACCATCTTCATTGGCTTTGACAACAGCAATCGCAGTTTGGTCTAGTTTTTTGTTTTTAGATTTAGTGGCTGATTCCACATCCGCAAAGCCCGCCAAGTCAACAGCAATATAATAATCACCAAACTCAGGTTCATCTTCACTAAACTGTACCCAATCCTCTTTAAAGATCTCTGACCCCATCGCTTCAAATGACGCAAGAAATTCTTGTCGAAACGCATAAGAGGACATGGACTTTTTAGCTGTGTCGATCTCGTTTGGATCAAGCAACGGGTTGTCATAAGATGTGAAATGCCAAGCCTTATAGCTCTCATCATCGCCCAACGTAGCGTAGTGGTAGAGTTCATAAAAATGATTCCTCCCCATAGGTGTACCAATAAACATGGCTTCACCCTTCTGGTCAGCAAGTGCAGGACGTAAAATCTGTTCCCATACACTAGGTTTCATATCCGCATACTCGTCCATGACAAGGAACTTCAGGGATACACCACGCATTGTCTCTGGTCTGTCTGCACCCTTAAGGGATATCGTACAACCGTTAATGAGAGTTATTTGCAAGTTGTTAATGTGGGAACTTTTAATGACAGGATGCGCTAACTCTAACAGAGTTGTCCACATAATATCACGAGCCTGCCCCTGTGTGGGCGCAACATAAAACACATGACCACGATCAGTTTGTAATCCGTAGATAATTAACTGCCATGCGGCTAGACGAGACTTGCCAGTACGCCGCCCTGCCGCTACAATCTTGAATCGTGTTGGATCGTTAAAAACTTCTTGTTGCCACGGTAGTAATTCGACATTGAGTTCTGTACTCAAGCCTTAGCTTCCTTCATTATGTCAACTAATTCTTGACTACGACGACCTACTTGACGATACCATTTTGAATCAATCATCTCATTAGCAGCCATTAAGTAGTTACCTTCATTGACATAACGTAACATATTTTTAAACTGGCTAAGGCGATTTCTACCAAGGTTAAACGCCATGTTAACTAAGACACGCTGAGCATCTGGAGCTTGTCCCGCAAAGTTTAAGACAAGAGTACAAGCATCCGTGTACGCAATGTCACAGTCTTTACGAAAGACATCAAGGATTCTTTCATCCGTTACTGGTGTACCTACAGGCCACGTATGTTCCATGTCATCTTCCGTAACCATGTGACCAATACCAAAGGTAGGATATCCTTCAGAACATAAATAAATCTCAGTCACATAACCTTCATGACGAACAAGATCTTCTTTTACAATTTCTATAAGCTCATCTTTCGTCATCAATAATTTCCGCGTCAATTATATTTTCATCATTGCTAATAATTGTTTCACCACCTACGCCAGTAATCGTAATACTAACAGATGATCTTCCAGTATTGTTTTTATCTTTTTCAAAATAACTAACAGGCAACATCCTATCCATTAATAACTTCCATGCCGCCGCCTGATTCTTATGCTCATCGTCTAACGCCGCACTCATAATACTATCTAGTACCTTCTGAGAGCGTGGAGATGCCAACAAACGAGCCTTGAACTCATTGATTGCCGCCGCATCTCCGGGAGGTCTTCCTCGTTTCCCTCTGTTACCAGACTTTTTAGCCTCAACATCAGTCTTTCGGGGACGACCTACTCGTTTTGGTTGAGTATTCTCTGTCATATACAGTACTCTATAGTTAACACAACAACAAATACAAGAGATAATTACTTTTAAAGATTATAACTTATGCATCTGTCTCTTGCGTTTGCTCTAAAGTGTAATTATTATAGCATACTTTTTAGAAAAAGTCAAGTACTTTTAACATAATCAGTACAGATTCCCCAGAAATACTCCCCTGTTCCCCTTCTTCAGCGGGTCTCAGGCGATTTCCTTGACCTCCGCAGACGCGATTAAGTTATTGTAAATGCAAATCATTCTCATTTAGATTACCATTTATACGTTATACTTTTTAGATGCGAATTATTCTTATTTAACATAATCCTAAATTGACTCTTTTTTGTATCTGAGCAGGATCTCCGGTTGCCTATTGTGCCGACAGCCCTCCCCCGCCCCTACGGAATACCCTAGTGCCACTTTGGAGTGATCGCGCAACAGAGAGCGATACAGAAGCTCCCCAGAATTCCAGAGAGTGAGTG